CCAAGAAGGCGACTGGCCCAATCAGATCCTGATACAGGCACTCCCCATCGCGGAACAATGTACGCGCCATCAGGCGCTGGGCTGAGCCAAAGTCGTGGCTCCAGCTGACCTCGGGGCGCTTCCAGAAGTCCCGCAGAAGCGGGGTGATCTGATCGACCAGTGACTCGACGATGTTGCCGGAAGCATCACGTGGCTGGGGCTCGATGCCAATGCCATCGCGCCCAATGACGTTCTGGACCATCTGATTGAACCCGTTCACCACAATGTCGTGGTTCCGGTCCAGGTGCCGCGCCTGCGCGCGGATACGACCCGCGCCGCTGGCGACAACGGTGTTTCCTGAGCCGAAGTCACGAGCCGCGTCACGCAGACGGGTCGGGTTCGCTGCGTCATAGGCCGAGCTGTATGCGGCAATCTTGGCCCTTGCATGAGCGCGCTTGGCGCCCCAGGCAGGCGAGACCGTAGCGATAGCCTTGTCCAGGCGGTTCACTCGCGGCACCGGAAGTCAGCGAGCGCCACAGACATGCGGGAGCCGCCGTTCGTCTCGGTTCGAGCCTTTGCCTCCCACTCACGCCGGCCGGCGCGAATCTCCGCAAGGTCAGCCCGCGTCAGCTGTCGCTCACCGAAGCGGAAGGACTGCCCACTCAGCACCGCCGTTTCGGCGGCGAGATAGGTTTGGAGCATCACTTGGGCGGTCGATGACATGGAACATATTTTCGACCTCCATCCGTCTCACCTGTTACCAGCAGAGTGAGACATTTCGCGACCTCCAATCTTACAAATCAAGTACTTACAAGTACGTCGTCTCAATCTTTGCCGGGGAGTGAGACGGCAGAGTGAAATCCTCACTCCGCTCGATCCCGGACGCATTGAGGCAGTCCGCCGGGGAACAAACGGTATAGGCCCGCTCGAGATATCCCGTAGCGTCGCGCCACCACGCTCCAGTGCGTCCCAGCCTCAAGCTCTTCACGAATGGATTCTTGGCGCGAGCTCTTTGGAGCATGAGATACGGGCTTCGGGATATGCAGACGCTCACCGCCGAACTCAGCCTGCAGAACAGCTACAACCGCCGTCGCGTACGGCATTGCATGCGCCTCATTGAGTCCCGTCTGCTCAACAATGCCACGCACAACCAGGCGCCTGAGCTGCTCCGCCGCATCGATATCCCTCGTGCTACTCATAGGCGGCTGCTCCAGCTGCTTGAACCAAAATCATCATCGTGTGTTCCACGGGAATCGCTTTTGCTTTCTGGCGTAACGATGGCGCCGACTGCCAGGGTCGCAGTGGTCGGCTGGTGCGGCGCGTCGAACAATCCCTGCGAGGCGGGATGGAACTGATCCTCAAGTGCCGCCCACTGGGAGTCACGGATCACGTCCGCTTTGACGGCCGGGGCAAGCGAGGCCCAGATGGCGTAGATGACCGTGTCCAGCTCTTCGTTGCGTGCGCCCTTGGGCTTGATCCAGACCCCTGCGTCCTGATCAAAGTACTCAATCGTCAGTCCCTTGAAGTAGCGCGCGGGAAGAGCGCCCGGGTCCGGGTTCAGCGGATCCTGCACCTCATCCCCGCGACCGCCCGGAAAGCGCAGCATGCGCGCGGCAATGTTCTCGTCACTGCCCTCGCGCTCGGCTTCATCCTTTGCGCCCAGCGCGGCCGTCAGCCAGCCGTAGACCATGTGCTTGAGCACCGATGTACCCACACCCCAGACGCCGATGCTGCGTGCCAGCGTCTTCTCGCGGCTGCTCACCTCGGTCTTCGCTGGGCGGTACACGGCGCGGTCGGACTTCTTTTCTGCGCGGCCACGCACGAGATAGACAGCCTGCTTGATGAAGCCGCGCGGCGTTTCGATCATACGATTGGCGCCGGAGTTACCTACCAGCTTCTTCACGAACTGGGCTACGGTCTCGGTCCAGTTGCCACCATCGAGCGCGGACGCGGTGATTCCCATTTCAACCCCGGAAGGCGTGCGCCAGGTTCCCTTCAGATAGTCGTCCAGCGCGTCATACGTCTCAAGAATCGTCGGATCCAGATCGATTACTGCGTAGTCGACGATCCAACGCCGCTGGCCGCGCCCGGTAGCGATCACCTGGACCTCGGCGCGGTCGTGCTGGAAGTCCACGCCAGCCGTGAGCACCAATCCCCCAGGCGGCACGATGCCCCTGTGCAACCCCGGCTCGGCCAGCTTCGCGACCTCCTCAGAATCCTGCTGCTGCCGCTCGCCTTCGAAGGGGAGACCCAGCTTGAGGTTGTAGAAGCCAGCCATCTTGTTCGGATCGCGATCGGCCTCTGCCTTCGCGTCAGCCAGATCCTTCCATGAAGGCCCCAGACCCAAGGGCGCATAAGCAGCCCATGCGTGGAAACTGCGGTGATAGGGGTCGGCCGCCGGATTCGTCGGCTTCCAGTACGCGGTGCCGCCGAAACCCCGCTCGGCGAGCATCGTGTCCTTGTGATGCTCTTGGATCACACAGCCGCTCACCTCGCAGGCGAACGTCCCATCCGGCTGCAGACGCTCCACGTCGAGCGTCTGCTCACCGCCACATTCGGGACACTGGACCACGTAGACGCACATGTCCCCTGCTTGGTAGCCTGCCTCAATGGCGCTGGCGCCTGCGATCGTCGGGGTGCAGGCACGATAGACCTTGCCGCGGTCCCCGTAGGAGCTGGCGCGGGCCTCCAGCTGCTGATCGGCCGGCCCCTGCCCCCCTAGGTCTTTCGGGTATTCGTCCACCTCATCCATGAAGATGTAGCGAGCAGTGCGCTGGCGCAGCTGGTTGCTGGAGTTGGCCCAGATCGCCCAGAGCGTGCCGCCTGGAAAATGCTTCTCCAGGGTGTTGTCTGTAGCGAACTTGGCGCGCAGCTCGGGCATTTCCTGCACCGCAGGGTCGAACTTCGAGAGCACCCAGCTGCGGGCGAGGTCTTTAACCGGCTGCGCAACAATCATCGAGTCTGAGCCGCGATCAACCACGTACCCGGTCCAGTTGATGCCGATCTCAGTGGCACCGATCTGGGCTGACTTCATGAAGTCGACGATGCGGACCGGCGAATGGTCGCTCAGGCAATCCATGATCTCGCGGAGGATCGGGTTTCGAGCCGTACGCCACTCACCGGGCTCGGCACCCGCGCCCTTGGCGATGATCCGATTTGTATCGGCCCACTCGCTGACCGTCTGCCGCGGCGGCAGTGTCCAGGCTTTCTCCCAAGCGGAGCAAACGACCCTCTGCGGGTCTGCCAGCACCACATCATGCGCAATCAGGTCGAGGCTCATTCGGCGGCCTGCTGCAGCGGAGCGGCCTCAGCCGGGGCACCGGTAAGTAGTGCCTGGGCGTCCTTCTGCATCTTCTCGGCGACCTTTCGAATCTCATCCTCCAGCATTGCCTCTACCTTGCGCGGATCGCTCTCTGCGGCCAGCTGCGACCGCAGCCTGCTCGGAAGGTTCATCATGCTGTTGAGCGCCTGGCGCACCAGGGTGAACACAGCGCGCTCCACGCCCTTCGTGCGCGTCAGCTCGTTGAGTTCCTCGCCCAGCTCCAGCTCTGCCAACCGCGCCCGCGCCAGCCGTTCGCGCCGCACCGCCTCCTGCACACTCGGTCCGCCGGAGGCGGAGAGAACGCCAGCAGTGGCGGCAGCCGGGCTTTCCGCGCCAGGTGTGCGATCGCCACCGCGCAGCGGGTGCGTCAGGTCATTCAGCAGGGTGTCGCTGGCCTGGACGCGGATCGCCTTACCGTCGCAGACCAACTTGCCCTCGCGGCGCATGCGGCGGATGTACGAATCGCTGACCCCACGGTGTTCCGCGTACTGGGCCACGGTCATTAGGTCGAGGGTGGAACTCATGCGGAACCTCCATGTTCCAATGGAACCAAACTCGGAACCCAAAACATGCGCGAAAAGCGGGGACCGAATAACCCGCGACGGGCATGGCCCAGGAGGACCCGCGCCGAGGGGGCCTGCCGGGGGGCCCGACGCCCGGCCGCCGGACTCGCGTCCCTTGGATTCGCGTGGAACATCCCACCCGTCCCCACCGTCCTGACCATCGAGGCAAGGTCTGGACAGCGCGAACCCTTGGGGTTGTTGAGTTGTCCTAACTGTCCAGACTGTCCATACCTGTTGAGAGATTTTGAGATTGGTTTGATGGGGTGGTCTTCCATGTACACGCGCGCGAAAAGGTCTGGACGGTCGGGACGGCCTTGCGTTGCAAGGGGCAAGGTCTGGTCAATGGTTAGGACAGGTCCGGACGATCCTGCCGAGGTCTGGTCAGAAGTCAGGGCCATCGCCCACCTCCGCATGCTGGCCCTGGCTGCCAATCGCCTTGCCTTGGCTAGCGCTCGCCATCCAGTCATCGACAGATTCGCCGACCCGAAACCATCGGGGCTCGCGTCCACCCTCGGGCCAGCGCCGCCGAGCGCTCTCCCACCCCAGCGTTTTCATGATTGCCGCCACACGCATCTGTTCAGGCCTCCCGTGCTTGCCGGCATCCAGCCCTATAGCGAAGGTCAACAAGTCATCGGTGGTCGCCCAGCCGAGCCTCGTAGCCATCTGCAGGCGCGTCGGATACCTCGACGTATCGGCTCGCATCTCCACCCACGCCTCGACCCTGCCCTCCCAGCTGTCGCCGACGTACCGCGCGGCCTGCTCTTCCTTGGCGTCCTCGGGCAGTACCCAGAAGTCGAAGCCACCCTCAAACAGCTGGACGGCCTCAGCCCACAGCTGATCGCGCTGTTCGGTAATCAAGTCGATGCGCACTTGGCCCTCCGTCCTGACCGGCAGAAAGCGCCGGCCACCCGTCGGATCGCGCAGGTACTGGTGTTCGTTGGTCGTGCCGGTAAGTACGCATTCGCGCCTGTACGAGCGAGGGACGCGGTCGTATGGCGCTCTGAACTTGTCGACGCGCCTGGTGATGGCGGTCTTCACGCTGGTCACGTCCGCTTTGGAGAAGGAGTCCATCTCGCCGATCTCAACACCCCAAGCGCCTTGGATCACCTGGTAGAAGTCCTTGCCGCTCGGTGACTCGCTGGTCTCGACGAACCACTGGCTGCCGAAGATTGCGCGCAGGCCGCTGGACTTCTGCTTGCCCTGCTCGCCTTCGAGCACCAGCATGAAGTCAACCTGTGCGCCGACAAACGGCTGCTTCGGATCTACCCAGAGCAACCGCGCCACAGCACTCGCCATGAAACACTGCGCTGCGCGCCGGCTATAGGCATTGTCCGGCGCACCGAACATGACCGTGAGCATCTGCTCAACGCGAGGCACGCCATCCCACTCAAGGGCGGTGAGGTATTCACGGATGGGATGGCGTCGGTAGCGCCGCGCCACAGCGATCACCGCCTTGAGCACAAGGTCATCACTGCACTTCATCCGGTATCGATCCGGATGCTGCAGCCACGCGGAGAGCTCATAAGCGTCCGTGTCAATGAACTCTTCCCAGCTACCCCCGCTCCACGGCGGATCCCGCTCCAGCTTCACTTGGTTGCTGGAATCGTTGAGCCAGAACAGCTTTGCCAAGCGCTCATCGTTCTCCATGATCAGAATCAGGTTGTGGAGCGTCCCCTCGACGTTGTGGTCGCGGTTGAACGTCAGGTTGTCCTTCCATGCTTCTGGATCTACCCCACCACCGCCTGGCGGCGGCGCACCGCGGCCACCATCGACCACGGTCAATCTCTTACGCTTCGGCTCTGTCATCCCCGTATTGCCTTTTCATGTCCTCGCGCGATGCGCAGGTACGCCTTCGCACGCTCGCGGCGTATAGCGCGCGAGGATTCGTAAGGGTTCTCGATGGCCGCTTTGGCAGCGAGGCGATACAGACGTGCCAGCTCCCGATCGGAGTACTTGATACGTTCCAGCAGGCGGCCATTACGTGACATCGGGCACCACCACGTTCAGTTCAACTACCCGATTAGCCGCCCAGGCTGCGAGCTGCCGCGGCGTCCACTTGTCCAGCTCGAGTGCATCGGCGATATCCCAGCCGTCGGGCTGCCCGCTCACGTCGATCATCCGGATCGACTTCGCCCCAGCGCGTGCGCAGAGCTGCGCTACGCCCGGGACATAGTTGCCCGCGTCGTTGTGCCAGCCCAGCATTGCCTTGCGGCCTGCAGGGTCTGCATCGGGCCAAAGCACGACATCACGGCCCGCAACTGGCGACCAGTCGGACTTGCCGACGGCATTGCCGCCGCCAGCCCAGGTCAGTGCGGCGTACCCCGCCCACGCGCCAGCGCCAGCCGCGCGGCATTTTTCGCCTTCAGGGATCAGTACCGGCGCATCCGGCTTGGCCGCAAGCGCGTCCAGGCCGCACAGAGGGCGCGGTGTTGGGAACTTGACCAGGCACCACTGCTGCTGGCCGTCTGGACCGACGCACCACGTTACCTGCGGCGTCCACTTCTTGAGCTTCTGCGAGGACTGCTCGACGAACTCGCAGCGCAGGACGTACCCAAGCAGACGCCCCTCGGCGTCGCGGTAGGCGTCCACCCGCGTCGGCTTCATCCGGCGGAGTTTCCCGTTCTTCGGGTTCCAGATCGGCACAGTCCATTCCCCGCCAGCCATCAGCGGCGGCACGGCCTCAGGGACCGGCAGCAAGGGCACCCAGGTCACCTCCAAGGGCTGCTCCATCACCTTTCGGGCGGTCGGAGAGGCCGGCGCGAACTCGTGGCCGCCCAGCTGCGCACACGCCTCTTTGAAATCGAGGCCGGTGATCTTCTGAATGAAACCGATGGCATCACCGTGGGCGCCACAGCCGAAGCAATGGAAGAAACCCTTTGCAGCGTTGACCGTGAAGCTGGGTGATCCCTCTTCATGGAACGGGCAGAGGCCGGTGGATTCCCTGCCGGTGCGCCGGAGCTTCACATACCTTCCGATGACCTCATCGAGATCCACGGAGTTCTTGATCGCTTCGACATCGATCCCGTTATGACTCATGACCGCCCGCCCCTGCGTGCCGCACGGGCGGCAGCCATGTTCCACTGCATGCGCATGTAGTCAGCAATACGCTCACGGCACCCAACGTTGCCGGTGCAGACGCCAAGGTTCGGGCACGTCGTCGGCAGCGCGCCAATTGACTCCTTCCATTCCGAACGCGGTTTGCGGCCAATATCCAGGGCCTTCAACAGGCAGCAACTCACGCCCACGACTTACCCCCTAGGTCCAGCTCGCGCTGGGCAGTAGCCCTCAGCTCGTCCTCGCGACGCAGGCGCTCGCGCTCCGCCATCGCTTCGTCGCCGACCAGCGCGGGCACGGCGTCAGTCAGCGCACGGGCAGCCTCTTCCATCGCACGACGCGCGGCGGAACTGATCATGCCCCGCCGCCTGTTCCGTGCCCGGGGCGCGCGGATGGTAGCCAAATCAATCACGCTGGCGACCGTTCTTGACCGCGCGGCGTAGATTCCGCTCCATGCGGTGACACATCGTGCGCAACGCCTGAAGGGCGTCGAGCATCTGATCGGCCTCGGCCAACGTGACTTGGTTGTCTTCAAGGACATCCAGCGCAACCGCAGAGAGTTGCCCACAGAACTTGGATACGTGCAGCAGCTTTTCTTTGATGGCCGCAACTTCGTCGGGCCACCCTCCTTCAGGGGCTGCAGGGACATGGTCCACTGCAAGACTGAACTGTGCAGCGAGGGAGAGGATCCAATCGGTGCCTATCACAGTGCCGGCTGCCTGTTCGAGCATCCACTCGGTGAGCATCTCCAGCATCTCCATCGAAATGGATTCGCCGCCCAGGCCGCGCAACTTCTTTCGCAGCGTCTCGCCCTTAATGCTCACGCCCCGGCGGTCGGTAAGGTAAGCAGCTGCCGCAACCACATTGCCGGGCATCTTGGAGATAGCGTTGTAGGCGGCGTCGCGCCAGTAAAGGTCCGAGCGTGCGCAGGTCACTGCATTCCCCCCTGAAACGCCAGAGATTTCATCGTGGCCTGAGGCGCGGCATCCGTATGAACATTGCACCCATGACGGATCACATCGTTTTGAACAGGGAACTTCGGTTCAGCGCACTGCGCTTCTTCAGCATTGAAGAAGGCACGGGTCAGATAGCTGCGGTCTTCTTCCAAGCCGCGCCTGGTGTCAGCTTCCAGCCCCACTACAAAGTGGAGCGGCCACCCAACGCGACGACGGCGCTCAAGAAGTGCGCACCAATCGTCGGCGGTAAGGACCAGATCCGCGCAGTCGGCGTTGTCATGGAGAGGCATGCCAATCAGCGAGGCCAGCTCGCCGGCGCCGAGCGACTCGTCGAGCAGGGTGATGTGGCGGCTCATTCGCCACCTGCGCCAGTGCACTGGTCCAAAAAGAATCCGGGCTTCAGCACGAACGCGAGCTTGAGTGCCCAGCGCTCATCCACCGGACCCTCAGGCCATTGGTATACCGCTGAAGGGGTCACGCCCAAGGCCCTGGCGAGCGCTGAGGCATTGCCGCCATAGGCGGCCACGGCATCTGACTTCGTGATCATCGGCGTTTTCATGCCGAATATATAAGCACGCTTACTTTGTGTATGCAAGCACGCTTTTACACTACACCTATAAGCTGGCTAACATGAGCATGACACTCGCCCAACGCTTGACCAAGGCCCGCACCGAAAGCGGCTATGCGGAGCCAGCTGAAGCTGCACGCCAAGCCGGTATCACCCCGTCTGCGCTGTATCAGCTTGAGGACGGGTCGACCAAGTCACTTAGCGGAACCACGGCCGTGAAGCTTGGCCGCGTGTACCCGGCGTTTAGGATCGAGTGGCTTATCGATGGCTCGGGGAGCCCGCGCCACGACCAACCCCCACCCGCAGCTGCCTCAGTCCATGAGACTCCCCCGGGCTATGTTCGCTTCCGAGTCATGGACGGTGACGCATCAGGGGGATACGGCGCGGTGAACGAGGATTTCCCAGCAGTCGTGCGCGAGCTGGACATTGCCGAGTGGCAAGTGCGCAACCAGATTGGATTTGTGCCTGAAAAAGACCGCGTCCAGCTCGTGACTGTGCGCGGCGACTCCATGTATCCCGACATCAAGAACGGCGATGCGGTGATGGTGGATGTAGAGCGCGCGTTCTTTGACGGCGACGGCGTCTACTTGATAAATCTGAACGGCTACACCTTGGTCAAGCGCCTGCAGATGTTGTCCGACGGGCTGCACATCATCAGCACAAATCCACGCTACCGCAGCCAAGTCGTTTCAGCTGGCGACATCGACGGCCTGCACATTGCAGGCCGTGTCCTGGGTGCAGCCCTACTCAGAAAATCTGAAGAATTCTAGCCATTCACGTCGTCGGTTGGCTTTGCTGATACCTGATCGAGCCCACCCTGCTGCTGCACCTTGGCAGGGTCTCGTTCCGCCTGTCGAATCACACTCTCCATCCTTGACTGCCAATCCCTGGCCAACCTACTAGCTTGGGCGTGGACTACCCCGTTGCGTTCTGTCTCGATAGATTGGAACGCAACCGTATGAGTCGGGAGCGCCATGCTCTCCACCATCAAGCGCAGCTCAACTCGGGAGACGCGCCCCGTTTCCTTTCGCTTTCCCGAAAGCGCTCCGACCGCCGCGCCAACACCCCCTAGCAGAACGCCGCCCACTACGGCACCAGCCACTTGGCTTGACCGCGATGCTGTACTAACTACGTGTCCGTCCTCATGGACTTCGCTAGCAATCAGTTCGCCGTACGGAATTACGCGGTGAAGAAGCTGGGCGCCTTGCCTCACCACCAGGCACAGCCTCTTTGCCGAGTCGTCGATCGCCAGCGCGGTGGTGTTGTCTGAAGCAACGCAAACAAACTGCGCAGCGAAGTCTGGAATGGTCTCGATGTACTTTGTGACTGCCTGTTTTTTTTCGCCATCGGCAATCGCACCGATGATCGCAACCACGATCACGGCTATGACGCCAAACGCAATGATCCACCACATCTCATCTGTCCTTGACATTGTGATGAGCGTCAAGATACAGGCCACTTATATAAGTGTGCTTGCATTGCAAGAGTTAGCGTGCTTATATGTGCCCGTCGGCATCCAGCCGATGGGCGACCGGCGGGTCGCGACTGCGGCCCAGCCCCTCCCCTGCTGAGCCGCAGATGCCTCTCCCCAGGCAACAGGCCCGCCGGTGCCCTCCTTTCCTACGGAGAGCGCCATGTCCTACCGCACCGCTGCCGACTCCCTGCCCAAGGCTCCGCTGCCGCTCCAGGCCGCCTCGTGCCTGCTGGCGCAGGCTGCCCGCGACCACACCCGCGCCAACGTCCTGCGTGCCCGCAGTGCCGGCGAGCACAGCCGTAATCAGCTTCGCCGATCGCGCCGTATGGGCGTCGCCGCCCGGCGCGTGGAAGCCCAGTCGCGGGACATGGCAGCGGAGGTGCGGGCATGACCCGCCGGTACCGGATTGCTTGGGCCGTTGTCGCTGCGGTGGCAGTCGTGGTGGTGCCTCTCCGCCTGGTGGAAATCAGCCAGGCCCTCGCCGACCGCGACGCCAACCAGCCGCGCTGGTCAACGTCCTCCAGCGTTCGCGGGTGATGCCATGCAGACCGCCCGCCCCGCACCCGCCTCTGTACCGCTCTGCCGCCCAGGGCACCGCCCACAAATCGTGACGACCACCGGTGCGCCGGCCGGCCACCAGCTCGGCGCGCCTGTGCCGGCTCTCGTGCATTTCGAGTGCCACCTCTGCCAGAAGGCAACCGTACCCAGCCCCTCTCTCGCGATCGCCGAGCTGCGCTGGACCGACCCGGGCTTGGCCTCGCAGCTGATCCCGATCTCCCACCTCGCCCGCGCCCGCGGCGCCGTGCTGGCCCGCCTGCCGGCCCAGCACGCCGCCTGACCTGGAGAACGCAATGGCTGCACCACTCAAACCCCTGGAGCGTGCCGCGCTCGTTACTGCCTTCGCTGCGGCGGGCTATGTGCTGAAGCGCACCCGTGGCGGCTTCTGCTCCACCCGACAGCCCGCCAAGGTCTTTACGCGGCGGGTCACCAACTGGCTCTACGAGCGCGCATTGATCGACTACGACGACCCGAGTTTTCCGACGCAGGCCACGCTGACCAAGTCAGGCATGGCGCAAGCCACCGCGCTGGTCGAACAGGCACGCCTCAGCGCGGGGGCCCCATGACCCGCGCCTATTTCCTCAAGGTTGCCGAGGCCAAGTCGGCATACGCCGCGGCGCTACGCGTGGAAGCCGATGCCGAGTCCATGGTGGGCAATGAAGAGCAGGCAGAGACGTTCCGGCGCTTCGCCTCGCAGTGGGATGCGTTGGCTGCCAAGTACCGCGCCTCCGCCGAGGAGGCGGCTGCCGCATGAAGGCGCCGACGCTTCCCGTTGAGCATTCGTTCCCCACGGGCAGCCATGGCACCACCCTGGTGCTGATGGTGTGCGCGGGCTGGCTGTGGGCCGGCCTGTACGCGAGCCCGCACAGCGCCACCCCCACCGAAGTGGCGGCCGCCACGGGCCGCTCAGCGACCGTGCGTGACCGCCATCTCCAGATCGGTAGCGTCCGCTTCGCCCTCTCTCAAAAGTCGCTGCAGTCGGCGCGCCGTTGGCTTGATCGCCAAGGCGTACGCGTGCGCGACCTCACCGCCAAGGAACCAGCATGAGCAGCAACATATCGACCGCCGCAACCGAGGCGAGCGACACGCCTTCCGTCGTCATCTACGGCCCGCAGGGCTGTGGCAAAACCATGCACGCCGAGGCGTTGCGCAAACACTTTGAGTTAGACCAAGTGGTGGACGAATGGGACGGGCAGACCAGGTTCCCTCGCATGGGAGCCCTTGTCCTCACCCACAACCCGAATCCCGACATCAAGCCTGGCGTGCGAACCCTGCATTTCGGCGCGGCGATGCGCGAGATGAACGGCGAGGGTCGCCACGCATGAGCGCGAAGATCCAGCAATTCGGCCGCGCCGCTGCCATCCGCACTCTGCTGCTCGACCTGCCTGCTGGCGCGAGCGCTGATGAACTTCTGGCTGCTGGGACGCTGACTTGCACGCTCAAGCAGCTCAACAGTTCGCTCGCGGCGATGCGCGACACCGGCCAGGTGCAGGCCAGCATCACCAAGGGCAACAGGGTCTGGATGCTGACCACCACGATGCACAGGCTGATGCGCACACCTGATGCGCGCGTGGAGCCGACTCGCGCCGCCGTGGTCCGCGTAATGCGCTCGGCGCCCACTGGCAGCCACAACAGCACCACCGTCCAGCACAAGGACCGGGATCGCGCGGAGATCGCCGATCAGCTGGCTGCGTTCCATCGCGCCGGCGGCAAGGTCGAAATTCTGGGCAACACGCCCGTCCGGCAGGAGTTGAGCCGCCGGCAGATCAACGACGCCGCTGCGGCAAGCCGTGCTGACACCCGCCACTGAGCCAGGACGAAACGATGACGACCGACATGCACAACGCGCCATCCGTGGCGCAAAACCCCGGCGATTCCCGAGATAACGCGACAGCTGTGGCGCGTTATGACCTCAGCACCAGCGAGGGCGGCCGCGGTTACATCTCCCACTTCTTCGCGACTGAGCTGCGCCGGCACGACTTCGCCGATTACATCGTCACGCGACTGGCTGCCGACTTCGCCTGCGCGCTGGCACAGCACCTTGCCGCAACTGGCAAGCAGCAGGTTGGCGACGCGCAGAGGGATGGCCCCCTTGACGTTACCGACCCATGGCGCGGCCTGTACCTGCCGGCCAGCATGCCGGCGCCTTCAGAGTATGGCGACCTCACCCATCCGGATATCCCTCTCTGGCCTGACGAGCGGGAGGATGCGCTCGACAAGCTGGTCCATGCCCAGGGCTTCGACTTCCACATCGTTGCCGGTGACTTCACCGAGGCGGCTCTGGAAGATGGTGATGACCTCTACTGGCAGGAAATGCGCGCCTGGAACCCGGAAGCGCCCGAAGGCGAGTGGCGCCTGGCATGGAAGGGTGACACCGAAGACGGTCCCTATGCGTGGTTCGTTCGGCCGATGGCGCTGCGTCCAGACACCGCCGCACCGCCTGCGCAGGGCGTCGACTTGGAGCACGCGCGCGACGAAGGCCACGACGGCGCAATTCGTTATGTCCTTGGCTACCTCAACGGCGTCGGTGACTGGGGTAGCACCCAGTACGTCGAAATTCTCAACGCCTGCGGTCGCGAAAGAATTATCCACTCTGCTGTGCAAAACGGTGAGTTGGAGTTCACTGGGCTGGGACGATGGGTGGCTGAACGCGGCACGGACCAAGACCGCGCTCTGATCGACCAGCGCGATGCAGCGCAGGGGGTGGCGTCGTGATCCGCTACCTGATGGCCGCAACCGTAGCGTGGGCGCTGGCTTCCTGCCTCCTGTTCCTGCTCGGATCGTTCACTGCAGCGAGCCTTGATCCTCAGGACTGGGCTCCGCCGGGCAGGTTCATCATCGCCCTGCTCAGCCTCGGGGCAGGTGCCGCATGCGGGGCCTGGGCGTTCAAGAAGATCGAGGACTACCACGATCTGATCCGCATCCACATCGCTGGTAAAGAGGCTAGTGCCCGATGGCATCGGGACTGGGTGCCTCGCTCGGAGGTTGCAGAGCAGACCGATGCACTGGGGGTGCCCCATGGCTGATGGCTCCCGCTCGTTCAATTTCCCGCTTCCGCAGCGCTCCCGCCTGCGCGCCGGCGAGATCGTGGTCGACCTGTTCGCCGGCGGCGGCGGCGCCAGCGAGGCGCTGAAGCAGGCGCTGGGCCAAGACCCGGCGCTCGCCTACAACCACGACGCGCTGGCGATCGGCATGCACGCGGCGAACCACCCGCTCACCAGCCACCACCGCGAAGACATCTGGCATGCGGATCCGCGCGTCGACGTGGCCGGCCGCCCGATTGGCTGGTTCCATGCGTCCCCGGACTGCACCCATTTCAGCCAAGCCAAGGGAGGCCAGCCGCGCAGCCGAAAGACCCGTGCACTGTCGTGGGTGGTGCTGAAGTGGATCGGCATGCTGCTGCGCGCCGACTTGGTCAACGGCACCAACACCGCCCCGCGCATCTTCTCCATGGAGAATGTGTGGCAGATCCTGACCTGGGGCCCGTTGATCGCCAAGCGCTGCAAGGACACCGGTCGCGTCTTGAAGATGGACGGCACCGTTGCAGCCCGCGGCGAGCGCGTGCCGGTCGAGCATCAGCAGCTGGTGCCGGACAAGAGCCGCACCGGCCGCACCTGGCGACAGTTCGTCGCCGCCCTTCGGGCGCTGGGGTACGCGGTCGAATGGCGCAAGCTCGTTGCCAGCGACTACGGCGCCGGCACCAGCCGGGAACGCCTGTTCCTGCTGGGTCGCCGCGACGGTGAGCCCATCGTGTGGCCTGCGGCCAGCCACGGCACTGCGCCGGGCCAGAAGCCGCGTGTATCCGCCGCCGACTGCCTGGACTTCAGCATCCCCTGCCCGTCCATCTTCGGGCGCAAGCGGCCGCTGGCCGATGCCACCATGCGTCGCATCGCCAAGGGCACCATGCGCCACGTCATCGAGTCGGCGGACCCGTTCATTGTGCCGGTGACTCACCAGGGCGCCGACCGCGTCCATGGCGTGCACGAGCCGCTGCGCACGATCACCGCCGCCAACCGCGGCGAGCTGATGCTGGCGATGCCGGAGCTGGCGCCCTTCATCACCGAGCATGCAAACGCGAGCACCCAGCGCACCATGGCTGCGAGTGATCCGCTGCGCACGATGTGCGCCGGGGTGAAGGGCGGCCACTTCTCCGTGGTCACGCCGATCCTCGCCGGCGTCGGCGGCCGGGCCGGCCAGTCCGAGCCGCGCTCTGGCGCTGACCCGCTGTATACGATGACCGCGAAGGCTGACACCGCCCTTGTTGCACCGGTGCTGGTGCAGACCGGCTATGGCGAGCGGGAGGGCCAGGCACCTCGTGCGCTGGACCTCCAGCAGCCGCTCGGCACGGTCGTGGCTGGTGGGGTGAAGCACGCAGTTGCAGCCCCGCACCTGGTGAAGTTCCGAGGCGAGAGCATCGGCACATCGGCCACCCAGCCGGTGCCGACGATCACCTCGGGTGCCGGCGCCGCTCGACCGGCTGGCGCTGCGCACGCGCTGGGCGTGTCTGCCGCTACGCTGGTCACCCTGCGCAACAACATGGCCGGCGCGGACCCGCAAGAGCCGCTGTCGACCATTGCCGCGCAGGG